TAGTCGTGTAAAAGAATATTGGCATACTATCCAACAAACTGTGGTTGGCGGTACAATCGGCGTGACATTGGGATATTTTACGCATAAATTATATGTAATTTACAAGTAAAATTAACGTTTTCTCTTGCTGCCCTTTCTCTTTCTACCTTTTCTCTTGCTGCCTTTTCTCTTGCGGCGTTTGCCACCAACCGTACTGGATAAAAATTTTCTCATAAATTTGGCTATTTTCTGTTCACCAACATAATCATCTTGCTGTGTTTTTGGCGATTTTCTTCGTTGGGTTGATCGTTTTTTTGCTGCCGAACGACGCGCGGCTGCCCTTTTGGCTGCTTTTTTAGTGGCTGAATACTTTCGTTTGGCACTTTTTCTTTGTAAATTTCTCGGCATTATATACAATATGTTTAGAAATTAATCTTTAAAGTAAATACTTATAATTCCTAAACCAACAACTGTTAACACAACACCCAATAATATTTTCCAATCAAAATCCGGAGAATCATCAAACAATAAACTCGAATATAAATAAATAAATACAGCGGATAAAGAAATCATAATAACTGGCCAAGTTACATCAGACGCATAATATATTGAACGTGTGAAAGAAATATTAAACGCATATACGGAAAGTGCCAGTAAAAATATGTAAAACAATGACTTAGATTTTATCTGGGTTGGATACCTACATTTTTTATCAAATAAAAAATGTATAAGACCTAACATACCAGCAAAAATAGCTAAATAAATTATCATTTCATCAACGCGAATCATATTTTTATCCAAAACATATTTCCTACCCAAATCCACAACACAAACAAATATTATACCCAATAATGAATAACCAAACCATTTACTATATATATTTATCATAATATATATAGTGAAGCTAAAAATTTTTGGAAATTATATTAATACCTATTAATATTAAAATTAATCCTAAAAATACATTCAAATTAAAATTCGGCGATTTTTCAAAAAATAAACTTGATATTAAATAGATAAGTATTATATTCAATGAAAGAACCATTGATACCAATGTTACATCTGGTGACAGATTAATTGAATTTACAAACACAATATTAAAAATGTACCCCAATATTGATAGAATAAATAAAAATAATAAAGCTTTTCTATTAAATCGTGTTAGAGTTCTACATTTTTTATCATAAAAATAATGCAATAATCCAAATAGACCAATGCCAATTGATGTATAAATAATTAATTCACTCGGATTAAGCAATTTAAAATCTAAAATATATTTTTTACCAGCATCCAATATTACAATGATAAACATTGCAATGACAGATAAAATAAACCATTTCCCGGTAAATACCATAATATATTATAACAATATTATTTAACAAGTTAAATTCTCTCGTATCCACCCCTTTATTTTATTATTTGTTGGGATCATAATTAACAACAATCCATCCATAAATTGTGTTTTATTATCTTCATTTGTCTCATCGTCCATTAGCTTAAATGTATTAAAAATTATCGCTAAAATTTTCTTATTATAAATAGAAGTGATATTTTGAAATACTTTATCTATATTTACAGAATTTTCATTATTGTTATCATTAAATAAATCGGGTGTTTCCAAACTCAATATATTCGTATACATAGCCAATGTATGCTTTATAGAAATTTTATCAGTATTTTCATACGTCTCTTGCAGTTTTTTTAATCCTTTAATCGCAGTTTCTAATATTTTGGAATATATTGAACAGTTTTCAGGTTTATACCACATATAAAAACGACGTATTGCCTGAAACAAATAGTATAAATCATCTTTATTATCCTTCATATACCATCGCCATATACCCTGATTCCAACAGGGCTGTTGTATATGCAGCAAATTATCCGAAATACTTAATTTAGTTCCATTGGGGCAATGTGATAATAATGCAAGCTGTATCATAACTTGTAAAGGTTCTAATATCATATCACTTTTTTCTTTAATATTAATAAATTTATCCATTTTTATGGTATCTTCAGATAATAAAATTTTCAAATAGACTTAAAAATATATAACAATTTTATATGAATGATGACAGAACAATTTATACAGATTGCTCTACCAAATAATAAATGCGTTTACGAGTTGATGAATTTAGATAAAGATGATAAAATAAAAGCAATTGAACTGGGAATTTCAGCTCTTAATTTTATTAATGAAAAAAAATTAAGATATGAAAATTCAGAATTTAATGATAAATTAAACGAGAATGAAGAAAAATATAAAGCAATTATTCAAAATTTTCAAAAACAATTAAAAAATAAGATTGAAGAAAATTCTAAATTACAAGAAACATTTATTTTGGAAAAGAATAAAATGCATAAAGATATTACCACCAATATTGAATTGCAATTTGAAGAAAAAATAAACGATAAAGAAAAGAGAATTGAAATTTTAACAACTCAACTTGAAACAAATTCACAACAATTAAACTGTATCAAAGAGACACATTTTAATAATGAACGAGAAAGAACGGAATTACTACATAATAAACACCAAGAAGAAATGGAAAAATTAAGAACAAAATACACGGATGAAATTAAAGATATTGTTAATAGAACGTGCAAATCTGAAGAAAATTCATCAATTAAAGGTAAGTTAAGTGAAAATGCAATGTTTCAAAATTTAAATATGTTGTTTCCTAAAAATATAATTGAAGACACTCATAAAGAACCCGGGAGAGGTGATTTTATTATGATTGACGGTAAGAATAATAAAATAATGTTTGAAAATAAAGACTATGCAAAAAATGTACCGAAAAAAGAAATAGACAAATTTAAAAGAGATCTTGAAAATAATAATGATATATGGGCAGCAGTATTAATGTCCAATGCGTCAGGTATTTGCAATAAATCAGACTATTGTATTGAACCCGTTGGTGAAAAATTAGCAATTTATTTACACAATACAAATAAAGACATAAACAAAATTAAAAATGCTTACGACATTTTATGCGCTATTAATAATGCAAATATTGATTTTTCAAATAAAGAAATTATTGATAAATTAACACAAAATTCATCCGAATTTAAAAGAAAAATATCCAAATCCCGCAAAGATTTGGACAAATTCTATAAAAGTATGATTGATAATATTTTAGATATTGAAAATTTAACAAAAAACACATTTGAAGAAATAAAAATTGTTTTTTGATTTACATTATCTAAATAAAAAATATAGCGATTATATATATGAATGACGATAAATATATCTTTAAAATAATAACAATTGGCGATGCAAATGTTGGAAAAACGTTATTATGCAACCGTATATGCAAAAAAAGAGAAGATTTAAATTATATGCCTACCATTGGCATTGAATTTAATTCCACCGAAGTAAAATTCAATGATAAAAATATTAAATTACAATTATGGGATACCGCTGGACAAGAATGTTTTGCCCCAATTGTTAGAAATTATTATAAAAATATCGTTGGTATATTTTTTGTTATTGATTTAACGTCCAATCACTCAATTGAACACATTGATTTTTGGTTGAATGAATATAATACTTATCGCGCACAAGATTGCGAATCTATTATAATAGCATTTGGAAATAAAACGGATAAAGATAGGGTAATTTCTTACGAAGAAATATCTAAGATTTTTAAAAATAAAAACATTGACTATTTTGAAATTTCGGCAAAAAAAAACGAAAATATTAAAGAATCTATTGATTTTTTTTTAAATAAAGTTATGAATACTTTTGATATTGATAACCATAAAGGTATATATTTAAGAAATTTAAATGATAACGGTTCTTTAAACCGCCTCACTCTAAAAAAACGAGATTCTTGCTCATATTTATGCGAAGACAATCCGAATTGCTGTTCTATCTCTTAATTATTATATAATTGTTTAATTAATAATGTAAATGACCAATTATCTTCATTCATATCAATCTCATTACCACGTTCATTTAATAAACGGATTTTAAATTTACGCAGTGTAATCGGTCCAAAATAGTCGCGCGTTTCTTGCGTGGCTTCAACGCGCCTCTCTGTTGTATATTGTGTAGATGGCGATATTGTACTATTAAATAGAAGTTGTACCTTCGCCAAATAATTAGAAATAATTGGACTTTTATACTGTTTTTTCTTTGGCACCAATAAGGCATTTCTAATATTTTCTATCGTATACCGTTGTGCAGCTGTTAAATTACTTAATAGTTCCGGGTTAGCTATTTTTTTGCCACAATACCTACTGGGTGGAGAATCAGGTTCTACCCAACATTTATTACCTTCTTGAATATTTCCATTTGCAACTTCAATACCCATTGTTGTTTTCACAAAATAAGAAGGCATATTAAATGTTGCTGCATTATTTTCATAAGAAATACACGTATCCGGTGCTTTATTATTTGAATATTCATCCAATGTTACAAATACGTATTTACTGCCCTTTAAATTTAATTTTGATGGTGACACTTCTTCTTTACCCGCAGCCAAACTTAAAAATGTTTTTCTAAAACCTAATAACCAACCTAAATTATAATTAACCCTCGTTCCTTGTCCAGAAGGGCCACAAACATTATTTTTATCTTCGCGATGCCACCAAATACTAATATTTTCGCCGCTATTTCTGGTATTTTTGATACGAATATTATTACTTCCTATATAACTAAATTTTAAGTCACTGATATTGTTATATGCGAGTGCTTCATTTAATTTTTTGATTAAATTAAGATCAGCGTCAAAATTATCATTATAATGATAACTGCCTTCGTCAATTTTTATTGTTATGGGATCGTCGGTACCGCCACTTTTTACATAAAACACATTGGTTCCTTCGCTTTCTGAAAAAACATTCCACGAATGAGGTAATTCTATATTTTTAATTGCAATACTTACCACATTTTTAATTGGTTCACTTAAGTTTATCGTAAAATTACCAGGTCTATCAAATAAGGATAAATCCCTCTCTTCACATATTTTTGATGTAAATATATTGCCATTATAATCTAATCCAAGAATTCTATCACCATCAGCCGAAATAACAATATTCGCATTTGTAATTTGCTTACCAGTTACTTCTGCCGGACGATTCCAATCGGCACCACCATTTTCCGAAAATCTGAGTATTTTGTTAGTTGTATCCCAAACAGCTACCTTTAAACCATCCAATGAACAAGTAATTGAATTCCAACTACTATCCTCCAGACCCGTTACTTTTGACCAATTTGTCCCCGAATCAAATGAACGCCATATCCCCCCATAATCTTCCGCAATTATAAATACCTTTGTACCGTATAAATTTGTGACAATTTGTTTCCAATCATAATCTATTAATTCAGTATTATAATCAAACTTAGAAACATTAATAATATCCCAACTGAGACCATTATTTATTGATTTCACAATATAAAATTTATCAATTTCTTTATATATCCCATATACTTTTTTACCATCACCTGAGATTTCAATATCTATCCAATTTTGACTCATATCTTTATTTAGAGATAGATTTGGATGTTTTATTCTGTCTCCAGATAAATCCACCCAAGTAGCGGCATAATCATCAGAATAACACACACCACCATTTTTAAAATCGTCATATATATCGCCATCTGATATATCTCTGCAAGCAAACAAATATTGTCCTGTAAAATCAGATGTTATTGCTGTCCAATTTCCGGATATATCTGAATTTGATAAATCAACATCTGTTAAATAACTTACTTTTCCCTTTTCCCAAGTATCATCATTCCCACTTTGAGTAGAATACCATATATGTTTTTTATTACAGACAGCTATATAATTACCAGAATAATTCATCGTAATATCTTTCCATTCTTTATTAATTTCTGGTACAGAATCATTAAAAGTAATAACAGTCCAAGTACTGCTAATTTTCCCATCATCGGATGATTTATCGGGATTTTTAATATCCAATTTATATAAATTTTGACTAGAATTTCCTGCAATTAATATTTTTCCATCATTATTGGAAGCAACAACAGACGCATTGGATTCACTTGTCCCGACGGTTTCATAATATTGCAATGTATCTGGACAGCGAATACATACAACTGGGTCAGCGATAGTGCGATATTGGCTATCAATATTAATTGTTTTTGTCATTGTTCCTCTTGATAATGGATTTATATAGTCTTTCGGCATTGCTGGAGTGGCACCTTTAAAAGTTGTTCTATCCCAAATAGGCATTGCAAAATTATTTGTAGCCATTATTTTTTCATTGTCATCCATAAAATCACCCTCCAATAATGACTTTTCATTTTCTTCTTCCTCTTCATAATAATCTGTACTATACTCCTCTTTTTTATATTCACGCAACCGATGGGCTATTTGATCAAAGAAAAATATATATTCATCCCGCGCTTCTTCGGCTTTTTCCAATGCATTTGCATAGTCGTTGTCAACAATCGGATCATTTATTTCGTTTTCAATGTACTCAGCAAATGCAATATTTTCCATCATTAATTTATTTAATTCCATTCTAAATTCTTTACTATAAATACTGGTTGACCAATTACCCCAATCTGTTACAATATTTTTTTTTGTTTGTTGATCTATATCGTTAACATTATCAACAAGATAACCAGGATTAAAAGAAAAGCCAAAAATTTTTTCATCATTCTCTATTACATCTGGTAGACTTGCTAATAATTCATTTACTTTTATTATGAATTTATCATCATCGCGGATTCCACCATACGCATCAAACACACCAGATGCTCCGTTTCCGTCAAACTTTTCCTCAAACTGATCTTTCATTTCTTGTATTTTTTCCACTATTTTCCCGTTTGTTAAAGGGAGTACTCCGCCCAACCCTATTATATTTACTAATTCTTCTGTACTATAATTTGATATATCAAAATCTGTACCACTCATTATATAAAACTAACATATATATTTATATCAAGGCAATAATAAATTGATTATTTAAATTTAATACTTAAAATTCATTAAATTTAAATAAAATGAATTGTCAAATTTGCTATGAAGACTTTGGTACAAAAGATATGAGAAAATTAGAATGTTCTTCTTGCAATATAAACTTTTGCATCGGATGCATCAAAACGCATATTTTATTATTGAAAACTGAACCATCTTGCCCATCCTGCAAATATTCGTTTGATTTAGAATTTTGCCGAAGTAAATTAACGAAAAAATTTATGAATACTGAATATAAACAAAGTAGAATTGATATTATGGTTAAAAAAGAAGAGGCTAAATTTTCAGATACTATGACTGATGTTAAAAATATTATTAAATCCGAATCTTATATTAAAAAAATTGAAGATGGTAAAAAAGAACTACAAGAACTTGAATTAAAATTTTTAAGAAAAAAAAATGATTTGCAAATTATGAAAGATACGCAAAGGAATCTAAAAAAACCAAATTATAAAAAGAATACAGGATTTAAAATGAAATGCCCAAAAGATAGTTGTAATGGGTTTTTAAAAAAAGATAATATATGTGTTTTATGCGATACACACGTTTGTGGAACTTGTATGGAAATCATTTATCCAAAAAATGAAGAATCAAAAGAACACCGGTGTGACCCAGAAGTGGTTTCAACCATTGGAATGATATTAAAAGAAAGTAAACCTTGTCCAAATTGTTCAGAATTAATTTCAAAAAAAAATGGTTGTGACCAAATGTGGTGTGTGAAATGTCACGCCACATTTGATTGGGTATCTGGTAATATTGATTATGGAGAAAACCATAACCCCCATTATATTGGTTGGAAAAAACAGAATGGTATTGCTAATACTAGACAACCAGGTGAAATTTTATGTGGTGGGCTTCCAAGCGAAGATGATATTTGTTATTTCTGGGAATGTGCTAAATTTACAGATAAGCATCTGTGGCACGGTCTCTCTTTTCATAAAGTTTTATATAATAATATAAAAAGAAATGACAATCAAGTTTGTACTTGTAATTTTCCAATATTTAAAAATTCTATAAATCAATTACGATTCTTTTACTGGTTAAAAGAAATAAGATATAATATTAATCATTTTAGAAGATATGAATTAGATCATTATAGAAGAATTGTGTTAGATGATGATGTTACAAGAGAGTTGCGTATTCAATTTATTCGTAAACAAATTGATCAAGATTATTACGAGAAAAAACTTTATAAATTAAATATGAAAAGAAAAAAAGATTTGGAAATTCTTCACGTGTTTGAACTTGTTTATATTGTTAGCGTTGAACAAGTAAATGAAATATTTAATATTATATTAACGTTGGATAACGATGAGTGTATAAAATATAATACTGATTATTATAAAATGATGGTACAAGAAAACGGCGTTGAACAAACAGAACAAAACTTTAAAAATTATAGAAGAAATATGTATATAAAATTTTCTTCAAAAATGATTGAAAATATTCAAAATATTCAAAATATTATTGAATTCTCAAATGAATGTTTAACAAAAATATCGGTAAAATACAATAATATGACACCATTTATTGGTGATAAATACAGAATTACAACTGGTATTAACAATGGTAAATTTTCTAAACGAATGTCTCAACAAAATATAAATAGAGTAAAATGGAGACGCAATTTTACACAAAAGCAGCGTAGAAATTGGGAAAATGATATTGTACCAGTTATTGATTTATTTACAAGAGAAAAATTTAGACAACCCATAACAATCCAGGATGATGGAACTTGGGAAATATTAACGCCGCAATATGTACCAACATCGCCACAATACTCGCCACAAAACGAGCCACAAATTGCACCTGGTCCGGGTGGTGTTATGGTTTAAAACAAACCTTTGAAAAATCTTAAAATATTAGAAATTTTGTTTTCATCTTTTTGAAAACCTGTACAAATGTGTCCCTTTTCTAATTTTCCACATACTTTACATTTTTTTTTCTCTGTTGGTTTATCGGGTGGTTTTTCTCGTTCCTTTTTACAACTTCGCGCATTATGACCGTGATTTCCACATTTTGCACATTGTACGCGTTTTCTCTTTTTCTTTTTATATATAATACCAAATCTGTCGTGTGGTATGATAATAACACCGTGACCACGCTTAAAATGTCGCGATCCTTTAAATAATACTAATTCTATTTGTTCAATCATTTCTTGGCTAGTTTTCAACAACTCTTTGCGATCAATTCTTTTTTCACTTTTATATGTAAAACGATTATAATTTTCATTCTCATATATTTTTGTACGATTTTCGGACAAGAATATATATTTAATCTTACCAATTCCCATAATTTGATTCGTCGTATTATTCATTTCAATAATGTAAATAGATGAGCCATATGGAACTTTATCGGGAATTTGCTTATCTAAGCCATAAATGCAACCATCCCATTTATTTTCATTGCGCCATCGTTCATTCTCAATCCACGTATCGGAATTGAAACGCACTGTACCAATTTGAATCATAATTAAATAGAATTAAAATTATGAGTTTGAGAGAAGTTTCAATTTAAATTAACGGATAGACTTAAGTAATTCATACAGCGAAATAATGGATGCACCGGTTGCACCATTTATAATAGAATCGTTTTCATTAAAAGAAACACCGCCAATATCCACGTGCATCCAATTTGTCTTTTTCGGTATAAAATTACTTAAAAAAATACCCCCGAGAATAGCACCAGAAGAGGCATTTCCTGTATTTTTGATATCCGCAACGGTTGAATTTAAATATTTATTATATTCCGACCACAATGGCAGTTGCCATATTTTTTCATTTGTTAATTCACCTATTTTTTCATATTTTTTTAGTAAATTATCATTATTTCCCATAATAACAATAGACATATTATTAAATATTGAACCAGCTTGACCCGTTAATGTCGCCACATCAATTACACAACAAGGTTTGAAATTTTCCGCATATGATAAAGCATCAGCCATAATCAAACGCCCTTCCGCATCCGTGTCCATAATTTCCACCGTTTTTTTATTGTAACTTATAATAATATCACCCGGTCTAGTTGCCTTTGACCCCACCATATTTTCTACTAACGGAATTAATGCAATAACATTTCTTTTTAACTTGTTTAATGCACATAATCGCAATAATGAAAAAACCGCGCTAGCACCGGTCATATCCGTTTTCATATCGTGGAAATCATATCGTTTCAAATTAATACCCCCAGTGTCAAATGTAACACCTTTCCCAACCAATACCACAGGTTTTTGTTTTTTAACAGGTAACCATTTAACAACTAATAAATAAGGTTTATTTTCACTCCCCCTATTCACGCCCAATATTAAATTTAATTTTTTCTTTTTTAATTCTGCTTGATTCATAATTTCTAATTTTAATTTTTGATGATTTTCTTTCACAAATTTAACAAAATTGGTGGAATTCATAATATTACCCGGTTCATTTACCATATCTCTCATATCATTAATAATATGAGCTTCTTTTATTGAATTTATTATAACCGATTTTAATTTATTGACGCCGCAAAAATGGATATTTTTTTTTAGTGCTTTTTTTTTAGTCTTATGTTTATTAAATTTATACATATAATACACAACGCGCAATACTTGATGTCTTATGAATTCCTCAATGGGTATTAGTAAGAACTGAATATTTATTATTTTATTATCGCTTTTTATAAATGCGCAAATTCTTTTTAACATATTATCAATATCAGTAAAAGAACATTTTTTCTCATTTATCTTTCCAATTATAAATAATTTATCTTTTATGAATAGTTTTGTAAATTTATTCGTTTCACCTTTGAAATAAGAATAAAATTTACTTGGAAATTTAAATTTGAATTGTTTTTCTAGTTTTTTTATATTTTTATCAAAATTTGAACAAGATATATATACGTATGTATCTATATTACTATTGGTAATTGAATTTGTATAATGGAACATATAAATATTAGTAATATTAATTTTTATAGAAATTATTAAATGCAATATAAATTTCATTTACTATTTTTTTATACCAAGGTTGAAATTTATGCATATGTTTTGGTATGTTTTCTAAGCGTATCCATTTTAATTTATCTTTTTCATATAACCCACCCTTTGCTAACTTTTCAGGATGTGATTTCGCTATTTTATCAAAATTTTTCTTAAATCTTTTTGGCAATGATTTGTCATAAGGAATATTTACAATATATAAAAAATAGTTTTTTGTTTTAATCGTATAAAAAGTTTTTTGTTCTATTAATTGTTTAATATCTTGTTGTGTTCCTAAAAAACCATCGGTTTCTTCCCAACCTTCTCTTATGGCGGTTTGTTTTTTGGATTCATTATTTTCTTTTCCTCCGCCAAAATCACGCCAATCTATTTTGTTTTTGTTTTTTGTTTGATATTCTCGTGAAAATAAAAAATAGAACGAACCATTATAAAATGCAACAGGTAAAATTCCAGCACCCATATATGATAATTAAATATTTTATTTTTATATAGTATAATGAAAGACATACAAAAAAGATTTTTTTTATTTTTATTATTATGCATTCCAATTCGTATAATATTTGTTTTGGTTGCAAAGACTATAAATAAAAAATATTTACCATATTGTGGATATATTGGTTTAATAATATCAATTGGTTTTGCTTATATTTATATATTTAATAAAAGGAAAACTGGTAATGAAACATTTGGTAAGAAAATATGGTGGAATAATTTAAGACCAATACATTCTTTATTATATTTAATATTTGCTTATTTGGCTATAAATAAGAAAAAAACAGCATATATTCCTTTACTATTTGATGTAATTATTGGATTAATATCATTTTTAATTTACCATTATAGCATTGGTTCATTTGTTAAATTATGGTAAAATTTCTTGAAATTTATCATTTTGCGTTTCAAAAATTTCCCGAATAGTATCGCAGTTTACATTTTCTTCGTTTTCTTCTTTCCAATATAAATATAATGGTGCGGCCGGTGGTGTTATTTTAAAAACAAGCCATATTATTTTTCTAAAAATATAATTATTATTTAAAATCATAACACTTTTTTTTAAATACTGTGGTTTCTTTTTCTTAATTTTTTTAATAAATAATGCCAATTGGTAAATATGTTTAATAGATGGGTTATTAACATCGCATATATCAAATAATAAATAAAAATTTCTCTTTTTGTCATATAATTTTAACCAATCAACGAATAGGTTTACTAATGATTCGCTAACAACTTCGCCTTTCAAAATTATTTTTATAATTGGAAAATCTTTATCGTCTATTGTATAGAAATCCATTTATATTATTCTGTTTTTATTTTTTCATTTATTTTTCGCATTATATTTAACTCCCTTTTTAACATTTCTTGTGTGTTTTTTAACTCTCCGATACTAATTTTTAATGTTTCATTTTCTTTTTTATCCAAGTCATTTTTTAAAATAATTTTTATATTATTTAAAAATGAAATATATTCCATATTTTCATTTTTTGACAAATTTAAATTAAGTATTTTTTTACTTATATTTAAAATAGATTCTTCAATAATATCAATGTTGTAAAAATCAGGCAATTTTATCAGTAATTTTATCTCATTTATTGAATAATTATTTATATTCAAATCAAAAGGCGTATGATTCATTATTAATATATTAAAATAAATTAATATTCGTCAAAAATATCTTTTAGAGTATCTAGGGTATAAAATTGTATTGCCAACGTCGGAAATGTCTTAATATAATTAATGGATAATCCACGATAAAGGCCTTTTATACCTTCTTTATTATAAATTTTATTAACACAATCCAATATTCCATTATATCGCGGTACTTCGGGTGAAAAACTTTGCATTTGCAGTCTTCTCCGGATGAGATCAGTTGGGTATGTAATTGTAATAGCTGTAATTCCTGCAAAACCTCCACATAATAGTTTAAATAAAGATGGTGAATTATTCTCATATTGTATAAAGTTGGTTTTATAGTAATTATAAGAGGCGAAATTAATTGCGTTCCAGGGTCCGTATCCGAAACAAGTAAGTTTTGATCCGGCATATAATTCTCTCATAGATAATTTATGTAAAACATTAAAAAGACCAGTATATTTTAAATTGTTTGTTTGTAAAGATAGATGTGTTCTGGCAGTTTCCAATGGATATATACTCATTATAGATATAACACCACTGATGCCCCCTGATAATAAATGCACACTATTCTCATTTTTAACATATTTTTTTATGTTTGATTGAAATTTTTCATATAACATAAAATTCGTGGCATATTGTGGAAAAACACGAATACAATTTGTCCAATTACCTTTCCATAAATGTCGGAAACCTTCCTTACGAATAACATATGAAATGGAATTATGCTTTAAATAATTATTTTGAATTTGCAAACGAGCCAACTCTATTGGTGCCGTCATTGTTCTTGACACAATGGCGGCCGTTCCACCTATTAAAAAATCATTGGACATAATAAATATATTTGTAAAATAATATTTATTATGTTTAAGGATCTAAATATTTTTTAGTTGTATCGTATACTTTGAATATTGATGCATTTACAATCACAGCTCTTATAATACAAACAGTAAAACCATTCCATAAATTTTTTTGACGATATGCATCAATTAATGATATGTTTTGAGCGATTTGTCTAGACCGAATGACATCAATTGGGTAAGTTATTGTCCAATTTGTCAAACCAGCAATACCTCCCGCAAAGAATGCATCCATATTATCTTTGCAAAAATGATAAGAGCCAAAATATATGGATGTTGCCAAAGATTCTCGTAAGATTGTTGAATATATTCCTTTTGTTTTGTAAAAATCTGTAAATTTTATTTTTTGATTTGTCTGCTGTTTAATTTTACCAATATCAAATGTATAAACAATTGGAGAAACAACAATTCCCGTTATAAAACCAGAAATATAATGATTATCTGTATATTTATAAATTTTTTCATTAATTGGAAATACGGAACTATTAAATAATGTTGACATTGCCATTGGATAGCGCCAACCCTTATATAAATCTCGCAAATTTAAATTTTTTATTGGGTTTTTAGTTTGAATTAATACTTTTATTGTATCCAAAGGATGTCCAACAACCGTTTGCGCTATACCGGCGCAAAATCCAGCTATAATTTCATTCATTAAATTGATATATAATTATATTGGAAATATTTTAATATAATTATATAATTATGTTTTCTTTATATTTTGATGGTGCTAGTCGTGGAAATCCCGGACCATCTTCTTTGGGTGGTGTTATTTACGATTCTTCCGAGGAAGAAAAAATAAATTATAAAAAGGCAATTGGAATTGCAACAAATAATTATGCAGAATATCAAGCCTTATTGGTTGGTATAAAAGTATGTATTAAATACGATATCAAAGAAGTAAATGTTTATGGTGATTCAAAATTAGTAATTGAACAAGTTAAAGGTAACTGGAAAGTTAAAAGTGACAATTTAAAACCAATGCATACAGAAATCACAAAATTTATAACACCGGAGTTTTTTAAGAAAATAACATTTAACCATGTGCGTAGAAATTTGAATAAACGTGCGGATGAATTGGCAAATATAGCTTTAGATAACGCATAATATAATATTTATATATATATATATATATATGTCGTTAAACAACAACCAGTATTATAGACAATTGAGACAATCAAAAATAAAATATGGTAGTAATTTTAATTTAGACAATTTTAATAAATGGTTCAAAAAAAATAAAGGTTCTAATTCCACCAGTAATTCAATATCTTATTCTAATGATTGTGATGATTGTTATTGTATTAATAATGACACCGGATTACCAATACCAAACACAACTTGTATTAGGAAAAAGAGTAAGAAAAAGAGAGGGAAATCAGCACTAGTAAAAAAAAAGTCGCGAAAACAACCAAGTAAACCGAGAGGGAAATCAGCACCAGTAAAAAAAAAGTCGCGAAAACAACCAAGAAAACCGAGAGGGAAATCAGCACCAGCAAAAAAAAAGA